GTACGAAAGTGTGAAGATTGAGTTTATGAAAGTAGCGACGTACACGCCGGACTTCATACTCCCTAACGGAATCATCATCGAGACCAAGGGACTATGGACAAGCGAGGACAGAACCAAACATCTACTCATCCGCGAACAACACCCCGAACTCGACGTCCGTCTTTGCTTTCAAAACGCATCGAACAAACTTCGCAAGGGATCGAAGACGACCTACGCGATGTGGTGCGAGAAGAAAGGAATAAAATATTGTGACAAAACCATACCAAGATCATGGCTGAATACACGCAAGTCCACTCGCCATGTGCATCCTGCGGTAGTAGCGATGCCAAAGCCGTCTATCTAGACGGACACACACATTGTTTCTCCTGCGGTGAACACACGTTTCCGAAGGACGACACCAACAAAACGAATATAAAAATGGATAATGAAAACAAACCGCCTCCGACTTTTGTCACGGGGGAATACACGGCACTGACGCGACGTAACCTGACCGAAGCCACGTGCAAGAAGTGGGGTTATCAGATCGCTGACGTCGGCGGAGAACAAGCACAAGTCGCTAACTACCGAAGTCGAGACGGCAAGCTCGTCGGACAGAAGATTCGATACGCTAACAAAGACTTCAAAGTCAGAGGCGAACTCGTCGGACTGTACGGTCAACACCTGTGGAGAGACGGCGGTCGACGCGTCATCGTAACCGAAGGAGAGATCGACGCCCTGTCCGTATCACAAGCGTTCGAACATAAGTGGGCAGTCGTTTCGATTCCACACGGCGCCCAGTCAGGAAAGAACCACGTCGCTCAGGCGCTTGATTGGTTAGAACGTTTCGATGAAGTCGTATTCATGTTCGACATGGACGACAGCGGAAGAAAGGGAGCGACTGAATGCGCCGCCTTACTCACGCCGGGACGGGCCAAGATCGCCGAGCTACCGCTGAAAGACCCGAACGATATGATCGTTGCTAACCGTTCACAGGAACTCGTTCGAGCGGTGTGGGAAGCACGGGACTATCGACCTGACGGTATCGTTGGAAGCGAAGAACTGTGGGACAAGATCACGGAAGTTAACAATGCGGAGTCCCAACCGTATCCGTACCAAAACCTGAACAACATGACACACGGCTTACGACGGGGAGAACTCGTCACAGTATGCGCGGGTAGTGGAATAGGAAAGTCGTTGTTCTGTCGGGAGATTGCTTACTCGTTATTACAAGCGGGAGAAGCTGTCGGGTACATCGCGTTGGAAGAGAGCGTCAGGCGGACGGCTCTTGGAATCATGGGACTGCACGTTGGAAAGCAACTCCACCTCGAAAGAGAGATCGAACCAGAAGCGTTAAGACCGACGTTTGAAGAGACGGTAGGGAACGGCAAGTTCTTCACCTACGATCACTTCGGCAGTTGTGACAGCGACAATCTACTGAACAAGATTAGATACCTATGCAAAGGACTAGAATGTAAGTGGATATTCCTTGATCACCTGTCGATCGTAGTGAGCGGCTTTGACGGCGATGACGAACGACGACTGATCGACAACACCATGACGCGATTAAGATCGCTTGTTGAGGAGACTCAATGCGGGATGGTCTTAGTCAGTCACCTTAAGCGACCGCCGGGTAACGGACACGAAGAAGGCGCGGTAACAAGCCTCGCTCACCTACGCGGTTCACACGCAATACCACAACTGTCGGACATGGTAATCGGGTTGGAACGCAACCAACAATCCGAGCAAGCCGACGCCAACCAAACGAGGTTGAGAGTTCTGAAGAACCGTTTCTCAGGAGAGAGCGGATTGGCAGGGACTCTTTACTTCGACCAACAAACCGGAAGATTAAATGAAACTGATTCAACGATGTTCTCAACTCCTACTAATAACGATAAAGCGGTGGATTCGAATTGTCCGTTCTAAGATATGAGCAGAAGAAACAAGACCCTCTACTTCGACATTGAAACCAATGCCCTCGAAGACTTCTCCTCTCTAAGCGACCTTGGAGTCGTCCACTGTCTGTCGATCTACGACCCCGTCATGGAAAAAATGGTGACGTTTAGCGGTGACAGTATACCGACGGGCCTACAGGAGTTAGACTCCGCCGACACCATCGTCGGTCACAACGTCATAGGCTTCGACTTACCCGCGCTTAAACGTTTGTACAGGTGGACGCCGAGTTCCCGTGTCTTGGATACAATGATCACGTCCCGATGCGTACACAGCGATCTGTTCGCCCTCGACATGACACGCGATAACTTCCCGAAAGAACTATGGGGATCGCACAGTCTCAAAGCGTGGGGCTTCCGTATAGGCTCCGTCTTCAAGGACGCTTACGGCGAAGAGGAAGGCGCGTTCGACGAGTATAACGAAGACATGAAGAAGTACTGCGAGCGTGATGTCATCGTCACCCAAGCGATCGGTTCGTACATGAGAGAGATGGAACCGACTGTCACGATGCTTAACATCGAACATGAGTTCGCTCACGTCATCCGTAAACAGGAGATGGTAGGCTTTCGCTTTGACGAAGATAAAGCTGTCGCTCTTGAACAGACGTTGACCATGCGTCGAGCCGAGTTAAAGGACGAGCTTCACAAGACGTTTGAACCGACAGTCGAAGAGATGAAGACGCCAAGCGGATACACGCTAGAGATCGACGGTAAAGAATACTTCGGCGAAACTAAAGCGGCGTTAAAGCGGATACTCAAAGAAGAAGGACAGGTACAAGCACTCGTTAACAAAGCGACGAAGCTGGAGAACAAGACGAAGTCCATACCGTTCAACCCCGGTAGTCGCGATCAAATCGCTCAACGCCTACAGCAACTCGGATGGAAACCAAAGCTGTTCACTCCTGACGGTAAGCCTAAGATCGATGAAGCCGTGTTAAAAGGCGTCAAGCATCCGTCGGCTGATCTGTTGCTTGAGTATCTGATGGTGACCAAACGCCTCGGTATGTTAGCTGACGGTGACAACGCGTGGATCAAGAGCGCTAAACTCGGTCGCATACACGGCAAGGTAAACACCAACGGTGCGGTCACAGGACGCTGTACACACAGCTATCCTAACGTCGCTCAAGTCCCTGCTGTACGCGCTCCTTACGGCAAGGAATGTCGAGAGCTATTCACGGCGGGTACGGGATACAAGCTTGTCGGTTGCGACGCCAGCGGTTTGGAACTGCGTATGCTTGCTCACTACCTCGGTAACTTCGACGGCGGACAGTACGCTAAGGAACTGCTGACAGGTGACATCCATACTACGAACCAAAAGGCGGCGGGACTAGAGACACGTGACCAAGCCAAGACGTTTATATACGCATTCTTATACGGTGCAGGTGACGCTAAGATCGGTGAGATCGTTGGCGGTAGTGGACGCGAAGGTAAGCTGTTAAAGGCGCGGTTCCTAGCGTCGCTTCCTGCGCTAAACAAACTGCGGGTAGCTGTTGAAGAACGCGTTAGACGCGGCGGGTTTCTAAACGGTTTAGACGGACGCATCCTTCCGATACGATCCGAACACTCCGCGTTAAACACGCTGTTACAAAGCGCCGGAGCCGTGGTGATGAAGCAAGCGTTGATCCTGTTACACACCAAACTGACGAACCTCGGTTGGCAACACGGCAGGGAATACGCATTCGTGGCGAACATACACGACGAGTTCCAAGCGGAGGTAGCGCCGGATAAAGCGGAGACCTACGGTAAGCTTGCGGTTGAAGCGATACGAGCGGCAGGGACAGCTTTAAATATGCGATGTCCGTTAGACGGCGAGTACAAAGTCGGAGACAACTGGGCGGAAACTCACTAATGCCGTATGAAGCGTTGCCCGAAGTGCGAGAAGACTCTCCCGCGTTCTGACTTTTATATATGCAAGAAATCTAAAACGGGTCTTCAATCTCATTGCATATCGTGCATGAGTAAGAGGAAGCGCGACTACCACAAGAACAACCTTCGAGACCGTTACAACATCACGCCTGAAGACTACGAGAACATGGCGTTCGATCAAGACTACAAGTGCGCGATCTGTAACGAACCTCCCGCCAATACCGAAAGAAGATTAGCCGTCGATCACTGTCACGATACAGGACACGTACGCGGTTTACTCTGTCTTACATGCAACTCAGGAATCGGCAAGTTAAACGACGACCCCGAACTCGTCCTCGCCGCATACAACTACCTAATCAAACATAAAGCAATTCAACAACACAAGGAAAACGAATGAAGAAAACATTACTCATAGACGGCGACGTACTCGCCTATCAATCGGCGTTCATCGCCCAAGCAAACATACAATGGGAGGGCGAGTTATGGACGACACATTCCGATCTAGCTCTGGCTAAGAACTGGGTCATCGAACGGTTCGAGATGTTCAAAGAGAAGACGGGAGCCGACGCTTTTGTCATCGCTATATCAGATAAGAACAACTTCCGTCGTAAGCTGAACCCGCTATACAAAGCCAACCGTCGATCGAAGTTCGCACCTATAGGTCTTAGTCCTATGCGTGATTGGATGGCGGAAGAATACGGAACCGTGATCTATCCGAACCTCGAAGCGGACGACACCATAGCGATCATGGCGACGGACTTAACGCCCGATGAAGAACGTATCATCGTGTCCATCGACAAAGACTTCAAGTCAGTACCGTGTACGTTCTACGACTTTAACCGCGATGAGATACACGATGTATCGGTTGAAGACGCAAATAAATATCACCTCATGCAGACGATGGCTGGCGATCCCGTTGATGGATACAAAGGCATACCCGGTGTGGGCGTCGTTAAAGCGATGCGGTTACTCGATAAGAACGGAGCGAATTGGGACACCGTTCTCAAAGCTTACAGCGACGCACAACTCACTGAAGAAGAGGCACTTACGAATGCGTGGATGGCGTATCTGATACAGCACAAAGAGTTCGATCCTGTGAACCAACAACTCAAATACCTATGGATGCCCGACGACTTCTCCAACGAACAAAAGGCGAAATATAGTCATATTATTCAACAAGTTACAGGAAAATTAGACGAAGATTTAGCTCGCCCTAAACCGTTTGATCCGTTAGGGGGACTATAAGTGGATTACCCTATTGAAAGAAAATTACCCGATTTGAGCAAGGATTTAATCGACGCTTTAAACGAGCGTTTCCCCTCTCGCTGTCCCGAATTGACGGACACGGAGCGTGAAATCTGGATCAAAGTCGGACAACGAAAAGTCGTAGAGTTTCTCGAAGATGTTTACGACGAACAACATACAACACTCATTTCAACGAAAGACTAATCATGTGCTTCGGCGGATCAACACCACCACCTCCTCCACCCCCGCCTCCACCGCCTCCTCCAACGGCGACAGCGGCGGTTGTGAAACCCGCAAGTAAACGCGGTGGATCGTCTTCTTCACGGAAGCGTCGAGGAACTGCACAGTTAACGCGTCCATCGATGGGCGGTTCTTATTCGGGAAGCGGTGTCAATTTACCTAAGTAACTAATAAAGAAAGAATAATAATGTTAAAATCACTCCAGAAGATCACTCTCCTCGACGGCGTTAGCGCCACAGGAGCGGGCTCATCCTTCAGCGTTGAACGTTCGAAAGGCTGGACATTCGTCGTCTCATCAAGCTCAGTGACGAGCGGTGCGACTGTGGATGTTGAAGCGTATATCGGCGGCGGCTGGCGGGTTATTCACCGCGAAACTGTAACCGCCGACGGGGACGTACCGATACGCGATGACCACGGACACTACGAAAAGCTACGCGGGAATGTATCCGCTAGAACTGACGGCACTTACTCCGTGTTCATCACGGGTACAACTGACTCTCTATAATGTCTATCGGCTTTCCTTCGGCGACGTCCGCGCCTAGCGGTATAACCGCGTTACCATCGGGTGCAAAGCGTCCGGCGTTTGGAACTCTTTATGGGTTCGATGCAAGCGGCGGTGGAGGGGGCGGTGAAGGCGGTGGTGCTTCGGGTTTTAACATAACTACGCGGGATACTGAATCAAACATTACCGCTACGACGCCATCAAACCCGTCAGGACAAGTAACAACGGCATACGGAACAGACACTAATAACTTATATATCTATGACGGTTCTGTCTGGATAACTTACGATAACAACTTTACAGTATGAGCACACTTAACACTTGCACATCTTCCACGCGCCCTGCGTCGCCGTCGGCAGGGGATACTTTATTTGAAACCAATACAGACTCCGTAATTGTTTACGACGGTTCTGCTTGGAAATCATACGGCGCGGATAACGGCGGATACAATCTTGACGGTACTAATGCGTTGTCGGATAGACCCGTCCTTCACTTCGATGCTGAGTTTTTCAACGGTGCAGACACCTCCGGCAACCCGTCAAACGACACATCGATTGATACTTCAACAGTATGGAAAAGTAGAGTCGATAGCTCGATAACGCTTTCGCAACATGTCGCCGCTTCTCAACCATTGTACAAAACTTCAGGTACTAATTCCAAACCGTACGTATACTGTGACGGCGGTGATTACTTATACTTCTCTAAAGGGTTTGCATTACCCGGCGAGTTCACAACCTTTGCAATCGCTGAACAAAGTAATTCAATTCCTCCCACAATTTTTGGAGGTTCAGGCGTAAATATAGGGACTAACCCTAAGAATTTATCGGCCAATGCCGATTTAGCTTTTGGGTATTCTGGCAATACTTACTATCTATACTTCCAACAGACAGGAGCTGCCAACGCCACTGCACCTTTAGCGGGCAGTACGGACATGAGAGCATTACTTGTTTCAAGAGACGGTTCTAACAATACTAAACTGTTTATGGACGGAGATAATGAAGGATCGGCAGTAGCTACTAACTCGGATACTCAGTTTGTCGGGCAAGTATTTCATGGCAAAAGCGCCGCGTACGACATGGTCGGCAACGTGTACGAACTGATGTTGTTCAAGACTTCGTTATCCAATGCCGACAGAAACGCACTAGGTGCTTACGCTCAAGCTAAATACGGCAGTAGTAATCTTGGTTGGACAAACTTTTAATCGTTATGAAATATTCAGTACACGACACACAAGAGGAAGCAGAAGCGGAACTCGAAAGAATTGAAGCTCATTTTAACATCCCAAATTCAACCTCATCTCATTACGCTTTTGTGGAAGAAATAAAAGGCGTTTATAGGTTCCGAGTAAAGGATCACGGCCCTTGGAAATGCGATGACATCGCGTGGAACGTCCAAGAGGTAACCGATTAACGATACAATCTATGCAATACGAAACGGCTCAAAGTCTTTACACGCAGTTGGAGAACCAACGGTGGACGTTTCTTGACCGTGCCAGAACGTCGTCAGAACTGACCATCCCGTACGTTTTACCGCCGGAAGGTCACGGATCACACACGAAGTACTACACGCCGTACCAAGGCATCGGAGCTAGAGGCGTCAACAACCTCGCTTCCAAACTCTTGATGGCGTTGCTTCCACCGAACGCTCCCTTCTTCCGCCTCGCTATCGATCGCTACGAGCTTGAGAAAGCCAAAGCCGAGATGGGCGAGGAACAAGGCGAACAACTTCGTACCGACTTAGAGAAAGCTTTAAGCGAAGTTGAACGCGCTGTGTCGCAAGAGGTTGAAGTAGAGGCATTTAGAGTCGGCGTTTTCGAAGCCTTAAAGAATCTTTTAATCACGGGAAATACGCTACTCTATCTCCCCGACGACGGCGGTATGCGCGTGTTCCGTCCTGACCGTTACGTAGTTAAGCGTGATGCGATGGGGAACGTCACACATATCGCCGTCAAGGAGACCGTTGCTCCGTTCATGCTTCCCGAAGAAGTTCGACAGGAAGTCTATAAGGAGTCCAAAGAGAACCAATGCGATTTGTATACGTCCATAGTACGCGAAGGAAACAAGTTCGTCGTACAACAGGACGTCAAAGGCATCGTCATCGAAGAGTCGAAAGGATCGTATTCCGTCGACAAGTCGCCTTGGTTACCTTTACGCTATACACGTATTGACGGTGAAGACTACGGCAGAGGCTTTGTCGAAGAGTACATCGGCGATCTTAAATCGCTTGAGTCGCTGACAAAGGCGATCGTTGAAGGCAGTGCCGCCGCCGCTAAAGTTCTCTTCATGGTCAATCCAAACGGCACGACCAGAGCGAAGACTTTAGCCGACGCTCCAAACGGAGCTATCGTTCAAGGTTCCGACGGAGACGTGTCTGTCTTACAGCTTAATAAGTTCAACGACTTTCGCGTCGCCCAGACGGTCATGGCGCAGATTCAAGATCGTTTAAGCCACGCATTCCTTTTAAACAGTTCCGTCGTCCGAGACGCCGAGCGAGTCACCGCGGAAGAAATCCGCATGTTATCACAGGAACTCGAAGCCGCTCTAGGCGGACTGTATTCTATTCTTAGTCAGGAGTTCCAACTCCCGCTTGTGTCGCGTCTTATGGATCGCATGGGCAAGTCGGATCGCCTACCTAAACTTCCGAAAGACATCGTCAAACCTACGATCGTAACAGGCGTTGAAGCGCTTGGTCGTGGTAACGATCTCAACCGTTTGGATATGTTCCTCGCCGGAGCGAACCAAGTGGTGGGCCCTGAAGCGGTCGCTCAATACGTCAATGTAGGAGACTACTTCAAACGACGTGCAACCGCGTTGGGAATCGAGACCGATGGATTGATTAAGTCCGACGAAGAAATACAAGCGGCGATGCAACAGGCACAACAGCAAGAGATGATGATGAAGCTAGGCGCACCCGCCGTCGGCCCCGCGATAAACGCGATGGCTAACAACCAACAACAACAACCAAGTGAACAATAAACGATATGGCAGATTACCAAAAAGTAGAAATAAACGAACCAGCTCCTAACGAGATTGAACCCGATCAACAGCAAGCAACGGAGGTTGAAGAACCTCAAGCACAGCAAGAACGCCCAGAATGGTTACCAGAGAAGTTTGATTCAGCGGAAGCAATGGCAAAAGCCTACGGCGAACTCGAATCAAAAATGGGAGCAGGGGCTAAAGAAGAACAAACAGAAGAACAACCAAAGGCGGAAGAAGTAGACGAACCTACAGCCGCCGCTCAAACTTTAATAGAAGACGCATCCGTCGAGTTCTTCGAGAACGAAGGCAAGCTCAAGGAAGAGACGTATGAAGCGTTAGCAAACGCAGGTCTTAGCCGCGAGTTAGTCGATAACTTTGCGAAAGGACAAGCGGCTCTTCAGGAGATGGAGACGACGCAGATACAGTCCGCCGCTAACGGCGACTACGACGCCATGTCCGAATGGGCAGGTAAGTCGTTGAATGACAACGAGATGAACGCGTTTAACGAGGTCGTTAACAACGGCACAGTCGATCAAGCAAAGCTCGCTGTAAGCGGTTTGTATGCGCGTTACCAAGCGGAGAACGGCGGTTCTCAACCAAAGCTGGTGACGGGCAAGACGACGGGTACATCAACGATGCCTTTCCAATCGATGCAAGAAGTCAGTCGGGCGATGCAAGACCCTCGATACAAGAGCGGTGACAAGGCGTATCACGCCGACATCGACCGCCGACTAGCGGTATCTAATATTTAACTATGTTCGAACTGTTGACGTTGTTTCTGACAGGCGGTGGAAGTGCCGCAATGGGAAGCGTTTTAAAAGGCGTGTTCGGTATGCTGTCGGATTCACGTCAACAGAAGTTCGAAATCGAGATGGCGCGGGAGACGCGTAACAATGAATATGCAATCCAATTCCAACAGAGTCTTAACAGCGGTGAAGGCGGCGCTTTTACTCGCGCTACTAGGCGGATGCTCGCACTCATCGGAATGGGAACGTTATCCTTCATCACCTGTATCACCGCCATCTACCCAAGCGTTCCCCTCGTTACCCTCTCAAACATTACAGGCGAAGGACGCAACGAGTTCCTATTCGGACTCCTCTCTTTTCAAGCGGCACAAGCCCCTATGGTCGTTACAACAGGACATATCGCACTCTTTCAAGCGACCGTTGTCCTCCCGATGATCGTGGGCTTTTACTTCACACCCGGAGGTCGCCGATAAACACTTTTAGACGAAGCCAACGACAGCCCCGTGCGCGGGACAACTGACCGACAAAGCGACGACTAATACCTAACATCAACAATAATCCTAAAATAAGGAACATTAATTATGGCTAATGGAGACACCTCTCCCTCACGCGTCGGTCAAATTAACGGAGGTGGAAGCGCTGACGCGCTCTTTCTCAAGAAATTTGCTGGCGAAATCTTAACAACGTTCGAAGAGAATAACGTATTCAAACCTCTTCACACTATCCGTACCATCGAGAACGGTAAAAGCGCGCAGTTCCCTGTCACAGGTATAGCTTCCGCTAACTACTACACTCCCGGTCAGAACATCGCAGACAGCGGTAACAGCTATCTGAGCGACATCAAGAAGAATGAAGTTGTCATCACCATCGACGACGTGCTTCTCGCTTCTTCGTTCCTCAGTTCTATCGACGATCTCAAGAACCATTACGACATTCGTAGCGTCTACGCTTCCGAGTTGGGTAAAGCTCTTGCTATCCGTTTCGATACCGCCATCGCTAAGGTGTTCATCGCCGCCGCTCGTTCCGCCGCTAATGTAACTGGTGGAAAAGCAGGTCAAATCGTTGACTTGTCAGGTAACATCCTTACCGACAATGCTGACGCCGCAGATGACGGAGACAACACCGATCCTACAGGTGCAGAGCTTGTAGCCGGATTGTTCACCGCCGCTCGTGGTCTTGATGAGAACGACATTCCTGAGTCCGATCGCTTCTGCGTTCTCCGTCCTGCTGAGTACTATAAGCTCATCACTGGCGGTAGCGGAGCATTGACCATCGCTTCTTCCGCCGTCAATAAAGACGTAGGAGGCGCAGGTTCACTCGCATCTGGAACCGTTCCTCAAGTGGCAGGTATCAACATCCTCAAGTCCACTCACATTCCATCCACCGACTTGTCGGCTGTAGCTACCGGAGACGGAGCCGCATCTAACGACGTGTTCGGAGGTAGCGGAGCAGGATACAACGGCGACTTCTCGAAGACCGTCGGTATCGTATCTCACCCTTCGGCTGTTGGAACCGTGAAGCTTCTCGATCTCGCGACTGAATCCGAGTATCAGATGGAGCGTCAAGGAACTCTCTTCGTAGCTAAATACGCTATGGGACACGCACCTTTGCGTCCTGAAGCCGCTATCGAGTTACAGAAGTAGTCCTTTTGTTTGGTTGTGTTGCGGAGGCGAGGTTTTCATTCGTTTTGCCTCGTCTCCGCTCACTTCCGACTATATAACCTAAATAAACTATGGCACTTACCACGAAGCTAGAAGCAGTAAACACGATGATCGGTGTAGTAGGCGAATCGCCTGTTAACACCATTAGCGGAAGCAGTGTTCCCGTATCCGTCGTGACGGCCCTTAACGTGCTTGATGAAGTCAATCGCGAGGTACAATCCGAAGGTTGGCACTACAACACCGAGTACGAATATCCGTTGGTAAGAAACGCCTCAAACAAATTCACACTGCCAAACAACGTCCTGAAGATCGACACACCGATCGACAAGTACACCGACATAGACATCGTTCAACGCGGGTCTACTTTGTACGACAGGAAAAACCACACCGACGTCTTCACTCAAGACTTAGACGTCACTATAACTTTTGAATTAACCTTCGAAGAACTACCACAACAGTTCCGAAGTTACATAACGATCAGAGCGGCGCGTAAGTTCGCTAATCGCTTTCTCGGCTCGCAGGAGATTGAAAGCTTTACCCTTCGTGACGAGATTAATGCGAAGGCTACAGCGGTTGATAGCGACAGCGAGAACGCGGATAGAACGATCTTTGATAACTACGACGTTAAACGCGTCATTGATCGCTAATGCCTTTAATCACTACATCCGTACCAAACCTCGTTCAGGGCGTTTCGCAACAGCCCGACAATCTGAGGTTCCCCGGTCAGGCGGAAGAACAAGTAAACGCTTTTAGTTCCGTTGTGGACGGGCTTACCAAACGCCCACACACCGAGCATGTAGCCGCGTTAGGAGTCACGCTTGAAAACGACGCTTTAACGCACTTTGTCGATCGTGACGCTTCTAACAAGCACGTCATGGTGTTTAATCATTCTGGTGGTACGACTTCGTTAAACATCTTTAACACCGCTGACGGCGCGTCCATAACGACGACTGTAAGCGCAGACGCACAGACCTACTTAAACGGCGCTACAGACCCGTTAAGCGATCTTAGAGCGTTGACTATCGCTGATTACACTTTCGTAGCAGACACGGGTAAGACCGTCGCTATGGCAGGTACGACTTCAACCGCGCTTCCAAACGAAGCCATCGTATTTGTTAAGCAGGGCAACGATACCTCGACTTACACTTGTACGATAAACGGGAACCCTTTCACGCATACAGCTACCGCTCATAGTTCTTCGGGGATAGCCACGGCGTTAGCAACTGGTATAGCGGCTTTAGCTGGCGTTACTTCCGCTACCGCTAACGGGTCAGTTGTTAAGATTGTCATGTCGAGCGACTTAGACATCACCGTCGACGACTCGCTTTCAAACACGGGCTTAGGTCTTGTGTATAAGGCAGTTACAGCAATCACCGATCTGCCGATCAAGTGTTTCAACGACTCACGTGTCAAAGTCAAAGGCGACGTGGAACTCGTTCAAGACGACTACTACGTTAAGTTTGCGACTAAAGACGGAGCGACGTTTGGCGAAGGCACTTGGATCGAGGACATCGGGTATGGCGTTACAACGACGCTTGATAACACGACCATGCCGATTCAGATCGTTCCTACTTTCAAGTCTTATGTCAGTCACGGCGGTAGCGTTTATAAAGCGTTACAAGCGCATACTTCATCGGGAGGAACCGAACCGGGAACAGGCGGTGGAGCGTCTTATTGGGAAGTTGTGACGGATATAAAGTCGGCTCCTGCTTGGTCATCTAGTAGCGTAAGTTACATTATATCAAGCACTTCTGTCGTTCATTACTCCACGCAGGAATCCACTTTCACGAACCGTCTTGTCGGCGATACAGACACCAACCCCAACCCGTCCTTCGTAGGTAAGACGATCAACGACATCTTCTTCTTTAAGAACCGTTTAGGCTTGTTGACCGACGGAGCCGTCATCTTTTCCGAGGCTGATGAGTATTTCAATTTCTTCAGGACAACCGTTCTATCGCTTTTGGACAGCGCTCCCATCGACGTTGGAGTCGCACACACCA